ATGGAAGTCAGGAAGAGTATCTTGACCGCCTAGTAAAGGTTATGAAGCATATGGAGCATGCTTTAAAACCCACTGGTTCTATTCTTATAGGAATACTTTCACAACCACTGCTGTATTATTTTATAAGCTCTGTAATGAAAGAAACCAGCCTATTGCCGCATCACCCAATTGTTTGGGAATACGGCAATATGCCAACCAATAATGAGCCTAGCAAAATCAAACATAATAAAACTCAAGTATATTTTTTGCATTTTAGCAAAGGAAGTCCAAAATTCAAAGAACTTGAAAAAATGATAATTGATATTCCTTGGCAGCTAGATGCAGAATTAATTAACATAGAGGGCCATACAGGCGATTCAACTCCACTAGATTTTTGTAATATTATAGTTAGCCACTTTTCCGAAGAAGGGGACACGGTTGCTGATATAATGGGTGGTACTGGATCGGTGGCACACGCCTGTATAAACCTAAATAGAAACTTTATTTATAATGACGTGTCAGAAGATCAAGTCAGGATTGCAAAAGAGCGTATAAGAAAAGCCAAAAATTTGGAAGGAAAAGAAATGAGTAATACCGAACAAGCATATACACCAACAATTGAAAAAGAAGATCTAGCACCTGGAATAGTTGTATATAAGAATGTTATACCAGGATACGAACAACTAATTCCTTACGTTGAGCAAATGACTTATGCTGGAATGGCTGAGTGGAATATGGAAATGATATCTGGAAACTATGTTCAGACTATGTCATTCCCATACCCCCAAGAATTTAAGGATCCAAACGACTTTTCGGTTACATTTGAGGAAAGAATTGCTTTGGTTACTGCTGGATTTATGGGATTTGTTGAAAAAGATTATATTGATTCAAATGCATTACCACAGAAACTTCATGATCAAATAGGGCTTATGAGATATAGCACAGGAACATCTTTTCCATTAAGTAGTAATGAAGATACAAATGCTATTACCGTAATGTACTTTTTGAATGATGATTATTCAGGAGGTGCCCTGGAGTTCCCAGAGCTTAATTTGACCTATAAGCCAAATGCAAATGAAGTTGTTATTTTGCCTTCAGTAAAGGGCTATGAATATAGCATATCAAAGATTGAAGAAGGAACCAAGTACTCTGTTATTACCTATATCAGAATGAGAAAGGCTACTTAGGCTCAGGAAGCTTGCATGGGCAGTTGTTATTGCAGCCACATGCCATTTTGTGAATAATACGCATATAAATATTATAGCGTATTATAGTTTCCAAAATTCGTCTTCCGTTACCCAAACAGGCAAAGTATATCTATCTTCGTATACTGTAGTTACAAAATGCACATATTGATCTCCAGCAGATGGAAATGTTACTAAGTCTCCAGCTTTTGGAGAATATTCATAATTTAATTTTGGAAAAACCAAAGACCCGCCTTTTTCCACATCATTTAAATAAATAATGCCACTATATTTTACATGTAAGGCAGCGTCACCTTCTTGATCAGAGTGCTCCTGGACCCACCCACCACTAGACTGTTTTGCAAAATATATATCAGATAAAAATAGATCTTTTTCGTTTGCATAAATTGCCCTAATTGTTTGTTCCACTTTGGGGAAAATTTTATTTCTTACGATAGGCTCAATATCACTAATAATTGAAAGATTTTTATTGGTTGTATATTTTTCATAAGTTTGCTTTCCAAATTTTAATACCTTGCTTGCTTCTCCACATAGACGGCTTCTTTTCATTAAATGATCATTATTGTTTATATATTGCAAATAGAAATCTGCCTCTTCAGAGGTTATAAAGTTTTTAACTATTTTAATTTGCTCTGTGTATTTTTGGTTACCGTCTTCCATTCTCCAATTTTATCACAGCGGATTTTCTAAAAAATCAAAAATATCAAAAATCTGAATATTTTGTAAAGATGTACGATACAGGATCTATTGTAAAAAATGCAAGAAATTAGACTGCACACTGCCAGCACCCGTACGGCCTGCGTTATAAAAATGTTATCTAAAATCTTTGGCGTGTCGCTTGACAATGTCCTACCTACCTAATAATGTATAAGTATCAAAAGATAAGGATAAAAAATGAACAAAACAGTAAAGACCCCAGTAGTAGCAAAGGTATTCTCAATGAGAAAGTTTCTTGCTAAGGCTAGCAGACCAGTTAGGTTCTAGCCTCTAGCGGGGTCTGGCAATAAGGTCAGACCCCACAGCCGCAGCCCAACATATAGTGGGGCAAATAATTTACGATACAACATATATTCCCCCAGATTTGTAGGTTTCCTCAATAAACATTGTGATTATCTACAATAAGAATTTACGGCGTGTATCCCAATAATGTCAGACCCCAATGCTAATGTATAACTAACTAAAGAAAAGGATAAACAAATGAGCGTAATGGTATTTCTAAATGACGGACATGTAATCAACCCACTATTTCACCCAGACCAAACAGCTGAGGTAATTGGCTACTACACTACTGAGTTCTGGAAGAAGGAAATCAAGGGCTTTAGAGCAACGCTAGATAATGGTGATGTTGTTGAGGTTGGAACTGTAGCATGAATTGGAGAATGTGTTGGGTAGCCGTTGAGAGAAAAGACTATGATACCTATATTGGAAACTATGTTCCTGATAAACAGGTAGGTAAATACATAATTAGATTAGAAAAATTTGGTTATAAAGTGGAGAGTGTGCATTGGTACAACAACAACAAATAATTGATACCCTGCTTTTTGCAATAGGTTGGTTTCTTAGTTATCTAATCGTTATCAGATAACGGCGTGTCGGATTTGACTTTGTCGGATCCCCGTGCTGCGGCCCCAGGGGGGGGGGTGGGGAGGGCCACCAATTTACGAAGAGATTAAAAAATCCCCCAGATTATTCTGGGAAATATTCAACATTGCAATCCTCACAGAAAAGTGACGTAAGTAGGTCATTGTCATCATAGAGGGCAACAACATAGTGTGGGTCACAGGCAACTGGGACAACAATGGTGACAAAAGCAGGGGCGGGGGTGGTGGTGGACATAGGGTTCCTTTCTCGAACACCAGAAATCTAGCATAGACATCAGACATTTTTGTGGAGGGTGGTGGCGTGTCGCCAGGGGTGACTGCTAGATAGCCCTACCTACCTGGTAGCCCTGCCTACCTGGCATACCACCCCAGGGGCGGCTGCGGCCCGCCCCTAGATGTAGTGGTCAAATCGGATCTTAAGACACAAGATGTAGTATCCCCAGAAATTATAACAAAATGATAACAAAGACGGCGTGTCGCTTGCAAAATGTCAGACCCCTATGTTAGTGTAATCATAGTTAGAAAGGATAAATAAATGAAGGTTCACAAAGTATGGTTGTATTTCACAGAGTATGCTTGGGTTGATGTTGAGGCTCTTAGTCTTGATACCGCCACCCAAATCGCTTGGGCTTGGGATAAGGCAGGGTTTCCTCTTGGTGAGGAAAGACTTGCTAAGTTTCCTCAAATCAAGGATTTTGGCAGGTAAAATGTCAGTCCTGTATGCTAATGTAAAACTATCAAACGAAGGGAAATAAAATGGAAGAAAAAATCTGTGTGTTCTGTATGACACTAGTCAATGACTATGTATGCTATGAGTGTGATGACTATAAAGGTCTAATGCCACTAAAAGATGCAGAGGGTTATCTTGGTGAGGATTTTCCAGAGGAATACCGCCAGCCAAACTACCACCTGCTCTAAAATGTCTTACCCCTATGTTAGTATCTAAATAATCGAAAGGATAAAAAATGGAACAAACAAGAATAGTAGCAAATGAGACACTAGAAAAAATTGTTGCTAATGCTGAAACAACTCTAGGGCGTGTCCTAACAGAAATGGAATACGCTGTGCTAAAGTATGGTATTGAGCAAATCAGATTGGGGTTAGTAAAGTGAGCAAACTATCAGTAGCAGAACTTGAAGAACTAATTTTCAAAATTGACTTGATGTTGTCAGAAGATGTTGCTACACTATTCACAACACCAGAAAGCGAGTGAGAATGATTTTTTACAACGGGTTCAATTTGTTAGTTGATGTAATTTTAGTTTCACTAACAATTTTTTTGACAAGCAGATACTACAAGAAAAATTTTCACAAGACCCCGTTCTAACGAACGGCGGGCCGCAGCTGGCAGCGGCCCCAGGATCCAATCATTTACGAAGCGAATTATGACACGCCCAGAAATTTTCCCAAAATGTCAGACGCAAGATGTATAATCATCTTATGAAACTAGGAAAAGCGAACGAAGCCAGACGCAGGGCTGAAAGTAGAGTATTGTTCCGTGACCTGCTGAAGTCGCCTCACCTAGTTTCTACCCCTCAAAAATACAAAGGCAGCCGTCAGTCTAACAAGGCTAAGGCTATCAAAGAAAGCAAGGGTAATGAGTAAATACAACTGCTTTGATTGTAATAAACTAACTAGACACCTATTGGCGTTTCAGACCATAAATGTCTGTGCTAGGTGCTATGCTATTAGAGTTGGACACCCCTCAACAAGAAAGGTAAAGTAATGGGACACTTACAAGCATTAGAGTTTGCTGAAGGTGATTTGGAAACAGGCTTGACTTGGCACTTGCTATCTAATCACTACCCCCCTGTTCCTAAGTCTATGGTTAGAGTATGTATGGAAGCTATTGACGCTATGAATGAAGGTGACTACTATCGTGAGATTGAGCTACCTGAAGGGGTAACCTATAAAGGACAAACAACTGCTCCTGCTTGGGACATTTCAAATCAACACCACCTAGACCCTTGGATTAGCTATGATGAATAAGTTTGCTGAACATTTTGGACACGACATAGTAATTGCTAAATACACAGACGGAATTGTTGAGCCTGAGTATTTTGTTGAGTGTGAAACTTGCTATGAAGTTTTGATTGGTGAAGAAGAATTGTTTGCTGTCCCGTTCTAAACGGGCTGCGGCCAGATCGTAACAGGATGGTAACAATTTACGAAGAGTTTAAGATTTCCCCCAAAATGTCCTAGGCCTAGATTATAATAGATTCAGTTGAAAGGAAAGCAATGCCCCTAATTCGAAGCAAAGACAGAAAGGTAACTAATGCAGTATCGCCCAACGGTAAAACAGCAACTATCTCGAACACTTTTGGCCTTCCTTCTGGGAAGAGTTATTCCTGCCCTGGAGCAACAAGCGTATGCGAGAAAGTCTGCTATGCGGGCAAGCTTGAGAAAATCTACAAAGGCGTAAAGGATGTTCTTCTAAACAATTGGGACCTGCTACGCAATGCGGACCAACTGGAAATGGAAGCTTTACTCTATGAAATGGTTGACGAGTTTGACAAAGACTGTGTCAAGCGTAATGCAGAGAAACTGTTTCGTATTCACTGGGACGGTGACTTTTTCAATGAAACTTATACTCACGCCTGGAAAAATGTAATTCTTGCATTCCCTGCAATTCAGTTCTGGGTATACACTAGGTCTGATTTTGCAGTGCCAATTCTAACGGGTATTGAGAATCTATCACTGTACTTTTCAACGGATGATGACAACTGGCAGCTGGCAAGTCAACTCAAAGAAACTAACGGTGTCAAGCTAGCTTATCTTGCTAACAATTTTGCAATGGGTAAAGAGCGGATGTTGACTATCACGCCTAAGTCTGCTATTCCCTGCCCTGAAAACGCAAAGAAACTTCCACTGATTAGTGAAAAAGGTTCTGCCTGTGTAACCTGTGGGCAGTGTGTGTTTGCACGTAATGACATTTTGTTTAGTGCTAGTAAAAAATAAACTTGCATGCATAGGGGCATGTAATATAGGGACCTTCTTATTCCTTTCTTAGGTCCCACGTCCTGGCCATGACGTTAAACTGGCCACCTCCGACCGCAGCCAAATGTAACAGATCCGTAACGGTTTACGATTGTTTACGACACGCCCCCAAAATGTCTGACCCATCCTGTATAGTAATACTAACAAAACGAAAGGTAACTAATGGGAACACGTAATCTGACCAATGTAATCTATGAGGGCGAAACAATTGTTAGCCAGTATGGACAATGGGATGGTTATCCAGAGGGGCAGGGAACAACTATGTTTTATACCCTGCAAGAAGATGGAACTATAGAGAAGTTTATAAACAACATTCCAAGAATTTACTACCCCACAGAAACTGAGCTAGAGGCTTTGTTTGCTCCATTTATGGATGGCTCTAGTCCAGGATTTATGACCATAGGTAGTGGTGATAAGCTAGAAGAGGCATTGCCAACACTAACACGCAATACCTGTGCTGAAATTATCAGAGTAATTGCTAACTATGACAAATCACCAAAAATTCCTATCAGTCTTGATAAAGAGTTTGAGAGTGACGCTTTATTCTGTGAGGCTGTTTATGTTGTTGATTTAGATAAGCAAACATTCACTAGCAAGTGGGGAAGAGACTCCAAGACTGGTGAATGGGAATTTGTTGTAACACTAACCTTTGATGAAGTCAAAGCAATGAAGGTAGAGGACTATCACGCAAAGTTCAAACAAGAAGCGTTAGTGTAAAATAAAAAAACAGAGCCACCAGGACTTGACATCCTGGTGGTTTTGTGCTGCGGCCCGCCTTTGGTCTATTTGTCAATTTACGAAACCTACAAAAAATCCCCCAAAAATTTGTATAAAAAATCTTTGGCGTGGCACTTGATAATGTCTGTCCCCTGCTGTATAATTTAGGGGTAGCAAAGATGACTACAAACATAAACTAAATAAATCCTAACTCTGTTAGGTGTAAGGAAGCAAAATGGCTGTATCAGCACCGATTGTTGGCTCACAATTCACCACCGCTAAGTCTGGCGTAACTGGCGTTGTTCAGGAAGTTGTGGCTAACCCAAGTGGCTCGTTCCGTGTCCGTCTTGATGTAAATGGCAACCCACGCTGGACTACTATCAAGTAATCTAGTTTGAGGGGGTAGGGTTATTATCCTTTCACTACCCCCTCAATAAGAACTAGGTTTGTTATCCATAATGAAAGCCTTTAGTAGAGATAACCGAACAGAACGCTTTCCCCTAGTTCTTACCTAAAATGTCTCACCCCCTATGTATAATAATAACAACCCCAAATAGAAAGTAGAAAATGGCAAAATCACTAGCAGTAAAAATCCCAACCGCTTCACTAATTGCTGAGGTAGAAACTCAGATTGCTAAACTAGAGGCAGACATTGAGCAGTATGCTGACAAGCGTAAGCAGTATGAGGCTGACCTAAAACAATGGCAGAGAGACATAATCTCTCACGCTATCAAGGCACTAAACAACCCAGACAACATTGGAACAGAAAGCAATAGTCTAGTTTCTGTTTCATACAGCCGTTATCAGAATGGCGTTAGCGTTGAGTTTGATGCTGAGGCACTAGGTTTCCCAAAGAAGCCAGAAGAGCCAAGCAGACCAAACCAGCAGTCTTACTATGGGCGTGACTACACTACCAAGTTGGACTTGCTCAAGAAAAACCTCAAGGTTCTCAAGATGACAAACCAAGAGGAAGTAAATGCTTCCACTTACAACTCCGTAATGGAACTCCTCTAAACTTTAGGGGAACACCTGAGCAAGTGTATAAACTGCTCGCCCCCTGTGAATTCCATTGTGGTAAGTAGCAGGGGGATTTCTTATGCCTGGATCTTGGGCTGCGGCCCGTTACCGAATTGTTATAATAATTCATTTACGAAGACAAATAAATTTGCCCCAGATTCTTGACAATGTCAGACCCCCAATGTAAAATAGACTCATCAAACAATAAGAAAGTAGGAAACTATGGCCCATTTACTAGAACAATCAGCAACAGGCGAAACCGCTTTTGCTTCCTTCAGGGAGCCAGCTTGGCACCAGCTTGGAACTGTGTTCAATGAGGAAGTAACAACAAGCGAGATGTTGGCACTTGCTCACCTAGACCGTTGGGATGTCCGCTTGGAAGATGTATCTATCCCTAATGGTTTCTCTAGTGACAAGAACTATTTCTTTGTAACTAGAACTAACCCATTCAACTCAGAACAGAATGATGTTCTTGGTGTTGTTGGTGAGCGTTACAATGTTTTGCAGAACGAAGACCTTTTTGATTTTGGTGATGCCCTGCTTGACGGGGGACGCTGGGAGACTGCTGGTTCTATCAAGAACGGCAGACAGGTTTTTGGTTCTCTTGCTCTTGAGCGTGATGTTGTGCTTGACCCTAACGGCGTGTCTGATGTTGTAAAGTCTTATTTGCTAATCAACACAAGTCATGACGGTTCAGTAGCAATTCAGGCTAGTATCACACCTGTTCGTGTTGTATGTGCTAACACTCTAAACCTAGCTCTTGGCAAGGTTAACAGAGGCGTAAAGCAAACATTCAAAATCAGACACACTGCTACAGCTTCAGGTAAGGTTGCTCAGGCTCGTGAGGCTCTTGGTCTTGCTAACCAGTATCTTGATGAGTTTGACAAGCTAGCTAGCAAGATGATTGAAACAGAAATTACCAAAGCTCAGTTTGACAAGATTGTTGAGCTAGCGTATCCAAAGCCAGACAAAGACACTAAGGGTGCTGTCAAAAAGTGGGAAAACAAAACAGACATTCTTCAGTCTATCTATGTTGGTGACACTAACTCTATGATTGCTGGAACTGCTTGGGGTGCTTTCAATGCTCTAACAGAAAGACTAGACTGGTATCGAACTGCCAGAGGTGGTTCTAACGAAAGTATCCTAGCTGCTGCTTCAGGTTTTGACCCTGTAACAACTGCTGAAAAGAATAGGTTGATGAACCTAGTTTTGGCTAACAGCTAAAACAAAACTCCTGGGCATGAGTATAAACTGCCCTCCATTCATACTTGACAAGCGGATCGAAATCGGCTGCGGCATCAATAATCATATTGTTAAACAAAAAAATACAATTACGAACCTATAACAAAATCGCCCGAATTATTGAAAATGTCTGACCCCTACCCTATAATAATTACAACCTAAAGAAAGTAGATTATGCCCAAATACTATGTAACAATGCGTGTTGATTTTGCTGGATACCTTGAAGCTGATAGCGAAGACGAAGCAGAGAAACTTGCTTGGACAAGCTGGGGTGACACAATGGACAACGACATAACTTATGACGGTATTTATTCCATTGATGTTGAAGAAGTAGAGGAAGATGAGGAAGATGATGACGAAGAAGAAAATGTCTGACCCTACTACTATAATTGTTCCTATGATGAAAGTATGCCCTGCCCATGATGGCAATTTTGACTGTAACCCATTCTGCCGTATCTGTGAGGGTAACCAAGAGTATGAGTCTAATGGTTATCTACCCTGTAATAGATTTGGACATTGTGGAGAATATGTTGAGGAAGATATTTGGCACGAAGAATTAGGTTTCTGTGTTGAGTGTCAGTATATGTATTTCAACCAAGAGTTAGACCCATTCACCCTAGAGAGAGTAGCATAATGAGTAGCACAATTAGTACATGGACTAAGTTTATTTCTAATGCAGGGGACGATGAGTTCAAACAGCAGATGGCTGCTATATTGTCAGATGCCCTTGCTACACTAGATACTATACCTGATGAGGAATTAGAAAGATTGGTTGATTGTGAATAATCCTAAGAAAAAGTTTATTGTTACTTATACAGCTCAGTATGATGTTGAGGCAGATAGTTCGCCTGAAGCTATGGATATTGGACAAGAGATACACGCACATTTGCCAGACGGATTTTGGGAAGTAGCTCATATTGATAATCAAGAGACAGAATAGGGTATGGTCTGCTAAAGTGACTAAGACAAATGATTTTACTAAACTAAACCAACTAACAGATTTTATGGTTAGTCACCTCTATAGCCTGTATGACAGCATAGAGGAAGTAGAAGAGTTTTCAGATGACTGGGACTACATTAGCGGAAGTATTGACACAACACAGGTATACCTGCTAAAATGTGGGGTAGAGTTTATGGAACACACAGCATACATAGAGTATGTTGATTCACTAAAGTGGGAGAAAGTATAATGGCAATCTTTATTTCAAACATCAATGGCGACTGGTGGCAGTTCCATGAGGGACATCCACTGTTTGTTCTTGATACCAATGAAGTTCCTGAGACTGTTCTAGAACAAGTCTATGAGGCTTTGGAGGGGGACAAGTTTGAAGAAGTTATCATGGAATACGGCAGAGAGATGGCTCTAGATGTCTAGGCAAGTTTGGCAGGTATCAATCTATAAAGAAGGCATCATTGAGATTGATACTGATGAGACAACTATTGAACAGGCTGTTGAAGACTGGACTTATGATTTAGAAGTTCAGTATGATTTGCTGGAGGAAGAGTAGGGGATCCTGCTCTTTCGAGCTGCGGCAGGTTAACATAATCTATTAAACATAAAAAATTAATTACGAACCTGTTGACAAATCCCCCAAATTTTGAGATAATTGATTCCCAACTGAAAGTAGAAATTCATGCAGGTATATGCAAATAAAAGACCAAAAGTATCAGACGTATCATGTTGGAAAGGTATCTTCCATCAGAATGGTGTGAGGGTATATGAGGCGGATAACTATTATGATTACTATAAAGTTACCGCTGGAAATGACAGGCCTAAGTATTTCTTTGGTGAGACTGCATGGATGCAATGCCAGAGCTATGTAGTTGACAAAATAGGCATGGCAGGCTATAATGTTTTTAGTAACTAACCCCAATCGAAAGTAGACAAATGCACGTAATACAATACATTGCAGTAAAAGCAGATGACGTATCACATGCTCATCGCTCTGTCAAAAGTTATCTTGAAGACCAATTAGGTAGTGGAGATACACACAATACATGGTTTGACTGGTTTGTAACAGGTGGCGGACGTTGGGCTACAGGTGACAACCAATATAATGATGACTGGACTGGAGATATTAGACACCAGTCTGACGATGAGTTTGAGGAATACCTAGATACCGCTCACAAATACAGGCAGCAGGAATTGTCTACGTATGAAGAAGAAGCACGTAAAATAAATCTAACAGAGATACTAGACAGCCTGCAGGACTTTGAGTTTGACCATTTCAAAGCAGGCATGGACTTATACCCTATCAAGAAACTATACGACCTATGCATGGGGGTATGGGACTATCAGTCTTATTTCTTTGACATAGAACATGAGGCTACCTCCAGAAAATACATGCGTGAAAGTATTGACAAAGGTGATGATAACTGGTATCTTGTTCCTGTGGATTTCCACTTTTAGAAAGTAGGTAAGTGTGGAGTTTCTAACTATACTGGCATTCATATTGATTGCTGGTGGTTTTCTAAACGGTATATTTGATGTAAGGAATCACGACTAATGATGATTGAGAAAGTAGAAGCAGTAGAGTATCAAGGCTGGGGCAACTGGGCTGATAAGTTCAAGCCTACCAAAAACCAGTTTAGCAAAGACCCCAATGAGCATATGTTTGAAACCTTTGGGGAAGAGTATGACTATGTCAAGACTGTTGATGAAAAGTTCGTATGGACTTGGGTGCAAGGTGACCTATGCGATATTATCGTAGCAGGCAGAAGCTATGTAAATAGATTAGGTTACTACATTACTGAGCTACCGTGGGACAATGAGTGGGACAGTTGTCTGCTTAGTGTTCAGGTAGAATGTGAATGCTATGACGAAGACGGGTGGGAGTATGGAGACCCAGATTGCAAGCCTTGTGAGGGGAGCGGGTATGTCACAAACTATGTATCGTAACAAGAACCGTAACAAGACTCTTATTGACTATGACCTTAACATCTACATGCCTGAAGAGCTGGATGAGGGAGGGAATTCATATTGGGACCCCGCCAGCTGGAAGATACATGTATACATCGTTAACAGGTATGGTCACGAGGAATTCGATGAGCCTGTCAAGTTAACAGCTGAAGAAATCATGGCCCTAGGTTTTAATAGGGATGAGTACTTCAGCAATGAGCAGGACGTGTGGTATGGCCTAGACGGATTCAGGATGGAATACTGGCACAAGATGTCTGACAGACTCAAGATGTATTTCGATCAATTGCCAAAGTACGCTGAAGATGTAATCTAACTAAATAAAGATTGATGCGTCTGAGCCTAGCTCCGCATCATGGATACAGCTGGTTAGGGGTAGCCAGGGTATCCAAGGGGTGTCAAGGACTTTCTACTTTCACCTTGACACCCCACCCAATTTCTGATACAATACGCACAGGAGAATAATGACAAGACACAGGCAAAGCACAGCAGAAAAAACAGCAATCAAAATCGGTAGCCTAGTAAATGACCTAACTTTAGATTTAGACCAAGTTGGTATGTATTTGGGTAGAGATAACAACATAACCTATAACAGACTTATGGTGATTTTGGAAGCTGCTAAGTGGGAGAAAGAAGAACAATGGGAGATGATACAAGATGAAAACTACCTTTTCTAATAAGTGTGCCATTCTAGCAGATGTGTGGATGGACTATAGAGATGACGAGCAATTTGAAGACTATGTTGAGTTCAATGACTTAGGTCTGCCACTTGCTTATTGTGCATACACAGAGCTTATTGCTATAGATGAGGACAGCCCAGCAGGAGAAATTATTGACGAGAGTTTTTCAATCTTGCTTACAGGCATTGGTCTGAATGATACAGGGTTTGAAGACCTAGACCAGATTCTAACTTTGGCTGTAACAAAAAACAATAACGAGAAGTAATAGTCAGGGGTCACTTTAATGTGGCCCCTGTCTGGCCGCAGTGATCTATCCCTAGTGCCCAAACCTTTACGAACCAGACATTAAGAACCCCAGAATATTTTTCGCAGATCCAAACCTCTATATCCAAATTTAAATAAATAGACATTACGAACGCAACGAAAAAAATCCCAGAAAGTTTTGTCATTATATCGTTATCAAACCGTTATATTTGGTTTGGGGGTACTTAGGCAAACCTTAATACCTGATATACTATATACATGAGTCCTAGAGGTTTCTTCAGTAAAGAATCTATACATCCTCATTTTACTACAGAGGAGTATAAGAATAGTGATCAGTATCAAAAAGATATTGATTCTTATATAGCTATGGAGAATAGGATCAAGGCTTGGTTTGGATACCCCCGCTTTTTGTGGTACAAGGGTTTGGCAGCTATTGGAATACTGGCGAAGCCAGAAGATAACAAAGATAAATAGACATTACGATGGGGCATAAAAATTCCCAGGTATTTATAAAAATAACCAAATCCTTTTAATAAATTTCCCCTATATAAGATACAATAACAAACCAATTATCCTTGATTTCGGATAGTTTTATTTGAAGGTTTGGGCATATAACGGTTTGATAAATATATGGTTTGGGGCTTGACATTTGAATGGTTTGGGGATATAATGGTTTGAGAAAGATTACGAGCTTAAGGTTTAATACGCTCAGTTACCCATACCACTTTCCTCCACTTCTCTCCACTATAAAAACCATTACGATCAGTAATATATTTTTCCCAGAAATCATGTCAAAACCATAGCCTAATTAGCCTTAAAATCGATTTTGAGGGGGGCATCAAAACCTTCGTTTGACTGGATATGGGCTATTTTCTTTTGCGTCTATCGTCTATATCCAATAGCACTAAAATGGTAGCTCCCAAAAGAAACATGCTTGATAAAACAATAGCTAGTATTTGAAGATTACTCATCTTTTGGAGTGTCTGGGATATATGGGTTGCTTGGCTGCAAAGAGTCTTTGTTCTCTTCTGTAACAGCAGTCATAACTGTCTCTTCTGAACAGTAATTGCACTTCGGCATCTTATCTCCATCACCTGGTAGATTGTTGCCACATGTCATACATCTATAGATAGTTTCCATAATATCTCCTATTGATCTATTATATCAGTATTATGTTTATATAGGGGATTGGGATGCTCTGGTTTGATACCCCTGGATTTTAGAGTAGGTTATCCCTCACCTTTTTGGCCTTATCAAAAGCTGGATCATTTTCTAATAGGTTTAAATGTGAATAGTTTATCTGGCCAGATTGATCTGGAAATCTAAAGAATATCATGGTTACAAACTCACCCTCTTTGAAGACCTTGTGGGGCCTCCAGTGTGGATACTGATTAGGATTAAAAATAAGAGCATCATTGTCATTCATTTCAAAAACTTCTGTGTCTAATCCCAGTGGCCAAAAAGTATTAGACTTATATTGATAATCTATGATTACACTATTATTGTCCCCATCAAAATGTGGTGCTAGATTTGGATGTCCGTACTTAGCTTCATAATGAGCAAACATAAGGTTTATGTTAGGAAGTTCTTTTTCTAGCAATTTTTCTACTTTTTGTTTTATGTTTTCTTTTATGCGATGTGGCATTTCAATTGTATAAATAACTCTTCCAAGCCTTGCATCTTCTTTCTTTTCAGACCTTAAAGACCATAAATTTTCATCCGTCAATATACGATCTATTTCTTCAAGCTCTTCTGGGGGTAAGAAGTTTGGGACTTTATATACATTTTCCATATAAGCATTATAGCAGCTATAGGCTTACTAGAGGATATTGCTACGGAGTAGCATGGGTAACTCTATTTTACCGCCGAACTTTAAGCTATAATATCTTAATGACTATCGAACTTATTAGTGTTATCGGCTTTCTTTGCCTGGTGGCAATTTGGTTTGCGATGAAGCCTTAGCATATTTGCTCAAAAGTTTTTCTGTTTCTTTGTCAAAGGCCTTTTGCTCTTTGGCGTGAAACTTGGCCTTTCTTTCTAAGGATCCTTCTGCAAAAGTCTGCTGGCGTGTCTTTGTTTTATTTCCTGGAGTTTTGTGAATGGCTTTTCTTTGCATTAAAAGTCATCGTCCTCTGGATAATATTCTTTAATGTCTGCTGGCTTTAGTAGTTCCATTACTTCTCTGTAGAATACCGCTCTTTGTCCCTTGCCCATATTAAGCGATGATTCAAACATCATGTTAAGAATGAACTGAACACGCTCTCTTTCTTTTTCAACGCCCTGCTCAAAGCCAGATTTAAAGCCCGCCTCTTCTCCTGCTTCATATGCTTCGTCTTGTGGCTCTGCCTCTATGCCATTATCAAAACCTTCATCATATCCTGCGTCATGTCCAGCAGAATATCCTGCATCCCAAAGCTCTCGCTCTTCTAGAGTTAAATCTTTATAGTCTTTCATTCTGTCATCATCCAATCTATAATTTCTGGATTATCTCTCATAAACATAATGAGTGCATTTTCGTATACCCCAATGAAAAAGTGCTCCCACTTTTCATAATCTGCTTCTTTTTCTGGCAAACCATTTTCAAATATCATACGCATAGCATGAAGTATTTCATGCATTACAACAACCTTTTGTTTCCCAACAGATAGCTCATTTGCTATTACAATAAGGTTACCCTGATCCAGGGTATATCCGTGAGAGCCATCGCTCAACATTCCATCTTCATGGGAATAGCGATATTCAATATTGTAAGTCTGTGGTCCAATCCTAACCTTGGTAGGTCTTGGGTCTCTAGTTGGCATGGGAATCCTTAGCTCAATGTAGGTCTATTATACAGGATTGGCATCAGAAAGTCAATGGTATAATATTACGATGACAGATAGAGAACCCCACGTATTTCCAGAACTAGAACAGGCCATAGACCTTGTGGTTCATACCAAGTCCCCCGAAAAGTGGATACTTGTTGATAGAGAAACTGGAAAAATATTTCAGGGTTCTGCAAATGGGCATTGGGATAGGCTTATGCCTAGAGAGTATCTGCCACAATTTCACGAACTTTCTTAAACAAAGTATCCTGATAAATTGGAGTCTTGGTGGCATGAGACTGCTGCTCTAGCTCATCAATTGCCGTCAAAATTCTTTCTCTTTCCTGAAACCTAGCATCTTGAATAAAGTTATCAATTGCTTTTACGTCAGATTTAGATGCAGTATTGTCTAATACTAGCATTCCGTATTCATACTTGATCATGCTATCTCCCGTAATATGATGTAAAAAATGGGAAAAATATTGCACCTATAATTAGCATAGCTGGGACTAGCCCAACTAGTGCAATTACCTGTATAACATTCCAGTCAATTTGTTTCTTATAGTACTTAATGATATTCTTTAAAGTTAAGTAAGCGTTGGTCATACTTAAGTTTATCATTTTATCCCTCAGATGTCAATGGCGAATTATATGTCTCTATTTCAATATCTAAGTCAGGATAGTCTTCTGTAATTCTTTTTATAGCTTGCCCTGTATCGTGTCCCACTTCTTCATGTCTGCTTAGATGGGCAATTGCTTCTCTTGGAGTTTTAAACTCAGGCCACCAGTCCTTATCCCAATCTGCAAACAGGCATCCACAGCACTCAATGTACCCACCCACATGCTCAAATATGTAAACATCTGATGTGCTAAACCGTTCGAAACTCATCCCAATCGCCCCTATATGTATAATTTAATCCCAGCTCTGGGGTATAGACGCAGATCTCGTCAGGCTCTAGATATTTGACCTGATTTTCTGAGGTAATGTGAAACATATAAGTGCCCTTGGGTACGGCAGTCTCAGCATCCATATTCTTCATAAGATTAATAAATGTATCACGCTTGGCTATTACGAACATATATATAGTTTACTGCAAAAAAAGCGGCTTGTCAATAAACACAAATAAAGGAATGTATAATAGTTTTTGGAGGTCATAATGACACTAAAATCTATTTATGATATTGAATTAAATTCGGCAGATGGAGAGCCTGGTTTTTTACAGCAATTTAAGGGCAAGGCTGCTATTGTTGTAAATACTACCGTTGGATGTGGCAATGCCAATCAAATGGAAGTTTTGCAATGGCTGCAAGAAAAGTATGGCGGAGATCAATTTCAAATTATTGCTATTCCAACTAACGATTACTGTGGACCAGGAGTTACTTATGGAAAGTGGTCTGAGGGAATTACCTGTGGTTTAGATTCTCAAAATTATGGCCAAGATGTTTATGGAACTACATTTAAGTTTTCAGAAATGGTATCATCAATTCCTCAGCCTGGTGTAAGCGTACAACTTGGAGTAGAGCCAGGACACAATGGATTGGGACAGCCAAATGGCGAACCCCATGAACTTTATTTAACAATTAGAGAACACCAGCTTGCTGCAAAAGAAGTATTGAAAGCAAACGGCCTTGACCCCTACAATATGTTTAAAGATAAATACTTTTCATATTGGCTCAATATGGGCTTTTATAACGGAGATCAAATGGGCGGAAACTTTGAAAAATATTTAATTGATAAAGATGGATATGTTCACAAGCATTTTCAATGTACCACACTAAATATTGATGTTGAAAGAACAATTAAAGAAGTTGGTGTTGATGGAAACATGGAAATTGGCGTTGGTCCTGGACGATCCAAAAAGATATTTGAAGAAGAATGGACAGTGATTTGTCAAGAAATTGAGCAGCTAATTGCTGGTCAAAAATCCATTATTAATCCCACATCTAACTAATATTTCATTTTGACAATGATATAATTAGGTATGGATAAGATTAAGACTGATGTTCAGAACGCCAAATGGCATACCCTTTGGCAAAAACGCATGGCCGAAAATAAGCCACGTGAAGGCGATTACAACTTTGTGGTTTGGAAGAATGGCTCTGAAATAATTATAGAGCCATGGAATAAATCAGTTCCCCCGTCAGTATATACTAAGGGACAATGGGTAGTCTTGGCATCAGATTATAGAGAGGACAATGATGGCAGGTAAAAAAACAAAAGGAGAAAGAAACTCCAACAGGCAAAATGGCAAGGCAAATAAAAAAAGGCCACTAGTATTTGATCCTGAAAAAAGAAGGCTTGTAAGAGCAAAATAGCATTTTTTGAGGTATATAATAGAAGTATGACACAAAAAGAAATTGTTGAGTTTTCTACTTCTGGATCTAAAACCTCTGAAATAATGCAACCAATAGTTCAAGAACTACTTCACAATAACCCAGATGTTACATATACTAGAATTAATTATGATGAAGAGCCAGACCTAGTAAAGGCCATGATTGCTTCTCAGCCACCAACAATTAGTCCATTTTTTGTGAGCTTTTACGATGGCAAGATGTTTGCCAGTGCTGCTGGATTAATTTCTGCAGATGAGCTATCTAGACTATTAAAAATCTAGGTCTGGAAAAACTGTCTGTGCTTCATTGCAATTTAAGCAATAGTGCGTATAGTCTTTAATAACAGTACCGCCAAGAACAACTTCATCTCGTCTAGATGCCTCAATCATTTCAGGTGTAGGATACCCATAAACTATTGGCACCATAAAAAATTGATTACAAATTGAGCAGACCATTAATTAATTTTATCATATAAATACAATATAATTGGCAAATGATACCTATTTTTTGGAAATGTCCAGAATGTGGTATGTCTATTAGGGCAGAGCAGACTGATCAAATCCCTACCATCATTACTACACATAACTGTGATACAATATAAGAATGCTAACACATTCTCTAATTACCCTTTCAAGCAGCAACGTTACAAGGGTGTCTCCAGCTGGTGTTCACTCTGGATGTGACGTAACAGTACAAAATGTTAATGATACTGGTTACATCTACCTTGGAAATTCTGCAGTATCCAGCACAAACTATGGCTTTAGAATTTTACCAAACCACTCCATTTCTTTTGAGCTTCCTGGAAAGGACGCTCTTTATGCAATCTCTTCTGTCAATTCTATGAAGGCAGCTGTTATGATTACCAATCTTGAGAGTGGTAGTTAATGGCTAGGTTTACACATCCTGCTTTTGGTGATGTGGGCGGGCTAACTACTGAAATTAAAACATATTCTCCAGTTTGGTCTGGAACTGGGTTGGCCTTTACTGGAACACCAGCAAGTGGCTCATACATTAAAATGGGTAACTTTGTAACCGTACAGATGGATGTTATTTTTACTAACGTTACAAACTTTGGAACTGGGCAATATTCTTTAACATTGCCAGTTGCATCTCAGTACCACACAGATGTTTATGGTGGTTCCATACATAAGATAACGAATCAGGGAATAGACCACTATAGCATTAAAGGTCACTTAGTTCCTGGTAGCACAACTTTCACCCTTTGGATAATTGGTAGCAGTGCTGCAGATGCCCCGTTTGATCACAACACTCCAGTAATTATTGATACTGATGACAAGTTCCATATGTCATTTACATATATTTGTGAATAAGTTATCAAACTGTAATAAATTACTTGATTTTTACCCCCATACAGGAGTATAATATATCATCAACTTAATAAGGAAGTGTTTATGACTACTGTTTATACAAAGCCATCGTGCGTTCAGTGCGATATGACTAAAAGATATATGGATAAGAATGGTATTTCTTACAATACCGTGGATATTACTGAGGACCCAGATGCATTAGACTTAATTGTTGGCATGGGATTTTCATCAGTACCAGTAGTCATTTCAGAAAAAGGTACTTGGGCAGGCTTTCAGCCAGATAAGATTAATCTTTTAGCTGCTTGATTTTTTGACTTAGTTAGTGTAAAATTAATATATGAGCCTACCAGACATTGACTATGAATTGAGAAATGTGGGACAATTTGAGTATGGTGTTGATCTAGCAAGTCCCAGAACGCCACAAGATATGCAATTTGTTGCAGATGCATTTGCTGCAGGGCAACAAAAAGAACGTGAAAGAATTGAGCAGGCACTAACTGCTAAATCTTCTAGTGGTCATTTAAGTATTGCAGTATTTGAATTGCAGAATATTATTAATGAATAATATTTGGGAAGAACTCAAGTCTATTAAAAAAGATCTTGATGCTATTGAAATGCAACTTGGCATGAATAATGAAGCAATAGAATCTATTGAAATGGAGCTAAGATTTTTACAAGCAGAGCTGGATTACGAAGCCAGGGGCAATAGCTCAGCAGGTTAGAGCAAACGACTCATAATCGTTCGGTCCTGGGTTCAAGTCCCAGTTGCCCCACGCCCCCATAGCCCAATGGTAGAGGCAGCAGACTTAAAATCTGTTCAGTGTCAGTTCGAATCTGACTGAGGGCACCAAACATGGTATAATTAACAATATGAGTATAAATGCATGGGGTAGGATTAGCCCAAGACGTAGAGAAAAGATGCAGCAATTGTCTGGAGAACAGGCCACGGCTGCAACTAAAGAAAAGATTGAAGATCAGAAGCGTAAGCGTTATGAGCTTCAGGAATCTAAGCGTGCTCCCAAAATTCAGGTAGACCAAAAGATAATTCTTTGGACATGGCTAATTGGTATTGCTGCTGCTTTTATATCATCTGCAATCGTATCATTTAATGGTATTACTTCTGTTGCAGAATTTGTTGGACTATCTCAGTCATGGATGGCTGGACTATTCTTTTTCTTTATTGAGCTTATGTATCTTTTATTCTTGGTTGCATATCTTGTACTTGCGTCTAGAATAGATGAAGATGGTAAGTCAGAAAAAACTGGCGGTGCATTGATTGGAATGATAGCCTTTGGTGGTATTGCAGTTCTTGCTAATGCCTTCCACACTTTTGATTTTTGGGAGTGGGCATGGACTGAGCCACGTATGTGGGCAGGTATTATACTAAGCATTGCAGCACCAATTGCAATTATTAGTGCATCCAAGATGGCATCCAGAGTTGTATTTGCTAAAGCAATTAAGCTTTAGTCCATGCTGTATAATAGTATTACTATGACAAAATTAGCTATTGCTGTTCCCACTCGTGGTAGGCCACACAATTTATTGAGACTTGCGAATGCCCTAAAAGAAACTTGTACTGTCGAATATCAGCTTTTTGCTCGTATTGATAATGATGACACATCTCCATACATAGAGCTAGAAAATACAACTTATCTTGTTGGGCCTAGAATATTTTATGCTAAATCAGTTAATGAAATTGCACAAAAGGCATTAGAGGATGGCTTTACACATATTGCAATCCTTGGCGATGATGTTTTGCCTGAAACAAAAGGCTGGGATAAGATAATGATTGATTCTTTATCAGATCTTGGAGTTGCATACGGAAGTGATGGCTTAGAGCATCTGCATGGACAAGATCTTCCAACACATGTAGTTGTTCCAATTGAAATGTATAAACGTTTGGGCTGGATTGCATTACCAACACTAAGACATTTATTTTGCGACAATGTTTGGAGAGAGCTTGGCAAGATGACCAACTTTATTTATCATCCACAGGTGAAGCTATCCCATTTGCATCGCTGGAATCAGAAAGCCCCAGATGATGAAATTTATCAGCAAGCAAATGATAAGCGTAAGCGTGAACAAGATAAAAAAGCATTTGAGACTTGGAAGAATGGAAAAGGCCTACAAATTGCCAAAAAGGCTTTATCGCAGCAATGATGCAGGATATTAGTTGGCTTGACCCCGTAGTGGATGCACATAAAAAATATTTTGTAGAAAAAGCTTTTAGAATAATTGATGTTGGATCTCGTGATGGAGATGATGCTCAGTGGCTTTTGTCACAATTAGGAGATGAAGACGAGTGTAAGGTTATTTGCATAGAAGCAAGAGAAGCAGCAGCTCTTGAAATTAGAAACAAATATCCAAACTTCGCAGTATTTCAAACAGCAGTTTCTAATTTTATTGGAGAAGCCAAATTTGTACAAATGAATGATCCAGAATTTTTGGGCTCATCTTCCCTTGAGCTAGTAAGAGCAAATGCATATCCAATAGAAAGCACACTCATAGATGTTCCAGTAACAAGATTAGATGCCATAATTGAACCAGGGATAATTGATATTTTAAAAATAGATGTTGAAGGACACTCTGTTCCAACAATTGAGGGCATGGGAAGCCTAATAAAAGATGTTTTAGTTGCTCATATTGAGACTGAAACACCTGAAAGGTCTGCCTGGGGAGAGCCATCAAATAATTTAAAAGTTATTGAAATTATGCAAGACCTTGGATTTTGTTTGGCAAACGTTAGCTATCAGTGGGGATGGAGTATTCAAGACCAGACTTGGGTAAACACAAAACATGAAAGATATAGGAATTAATAAATGACAGTTGTTGCATTATCACATGGCTATCCGCCACTTTGGAATATGGGCGGAGAAGTTTCACTTCATAGAACTATGAAGGCAATAAAAGAAGAATCGTACGTTTTGACCAAAACAGATAGGTCATACACTTTTGAGGGCATTAACGTAAGACAAATTAATACTCCAGATGTTTTAGATATAAATGCAGATCCAAGGCCAATTGCCCAGCAGCTCGCAGAACTAAATGCTAGAGTTGTTATTGGACAAAATGAATTATCTTTGCCAGCTGTTTTGGCTGCTAAAGATATTGGTGCAACCTCAATTGTTAATGTTCATACCCCTCCAAAATATGGTGGCGGAATCTCAGCTGCAATGTTAGAATCAGATTATGCCATTTATAATACAAGAGCTGCGGCAAAAGAGTGGGGAGAGCCTGATGCATTTGTTTTGCATCCACCAATTAGCCCAATTCCAAACAGCATTAGCAATACTGGTGATGCGTATACCCTCTTGTCATCTTTAACAAATAAAGGTGTCACAGTCGTAATTGATTTAGCAAAAATATATCCCAACAAAAGATTTATAATAGTCAGGTCGCCAGCTGAACCAACGCATGGCCTTAAAGATATTGAAGAAATTGTTTCCAAAATTCCAAACATAGAGCTTCATCCCAGAGTGGCTCCAGAAAATGTAGATATATATTTAAAACAAACCAGAATACTATTAGTGCCATCCAGATATGAAACATATGGAATGTCTGCAATTGAGGCAGCTGGCTATGGAATTCCATCAGTGCACGTTGACACACCCCATGTTAGGGAGGGTATTGGCGGTGCTGCAGTATTAATAAAACCACTTAATGTAATGGGTGCCCAAAGAGGAATTAACCAGATAGAAAAGTATTACAATAAGTTTAGTGAAAATGCTAGGCTGAAGGCTGAGTCTCTTCATGCAAGACAAGAAGTGGAGCTAAGTCAATTTGCTGAGCTAATTGAAACCATAAAAAAGCCAGCCAGCAACGACTTACGCAGAAAATCAATAGCTTTAGCTACTAGAAAATACTTTTAGCTCGTATCTTGATGGAATGCAAAACATATTTTTTAGCATTCTATCGTAAGCCATTCCAAAAGAGCTATCTTGTGTTGAAAAAAATGGATACTTAAAGCTTAGATATTCATAACTTTTAAAATCATATTTTGGATCTGAATAAACCTTGACATCATCTATTACTTCAATTTGATCTTCTGATAAAAATCTATTTCCATAGTTTGATCTCCACATTACATTTTCTTTAGCTATTATTGATAGCTTGCTTTTGCTAATAAGCATTGGTGCATGTGTTTCAAAATCTAGTGGAACATCTCTATATTTCTTACAATGCCTCAATAAATGATTTAACCTTTTAATATATGGGGAATTGACTCCGTTTGATTTATTAAAAACTATTTTATTATATAGTGTCCCAGACGAGTATGCCTTTATATTTGGAACATATCTAACAAAAAAGAAGTCATCATTCATAATAACTATTTCGTCTGGTATGTTTGGATTATCCATTATTGCAATCAAGCTATTTTTTACATTTTGAAAAGCATCTGCTACTTGCCTAATTGGTATAAAATTCCCAACGTACCAGTCTGGCTTGCCCCCAACAACCCAGACAGTAGAATTTGGGTAGAAGGTTTGAGCAGAGCGTAGCGAATATCTAAGCTCTTCGTTATCTCCATTTCTACAAATGTATACAAACACTATTTCTTTTTCCAACATAACTCCTGGTATAATTATATCGTATGGTCAAATCAGCCAAACAGAAGAAACAGCTATATAAGGTTTTAGAAGAACTTCACCTTTATAAGGAAAAACACGGCTGTGCTGATTGCAGGAATCATTTTCCACATTACGTACTAGAATTTGATCATAGACCAAAAGAAAATAAAATAGATGTTGTGTATAGGGTATTAAGAGCTTACGGTCCAGAGGCTGCATGGATCGAAGTAAAAAAATGCGATGTGGTTTGTGCAAACTGCCATAAAATTAGAACATACCAAAGGGAGCAGGAAAATGAATCTTGAGCAAGAGATCAGAGCTATCCTGTTTGACATAGGAAAAGAAATTAAACTGTTAAAAATAGATGATGACAATATTGTTATTGATATTGATTATGAAAGGTATGTTGATAGACTTAGGCAGCTCTTAGAGTCTTCAACTTATGACCAACAGTAATATCTGTTGGCTTACCGTCTCTATATAGGGTTATAACGGCCACAGGATCATCTTCAGAGGCATTTAAAGCAAAGTCGCTATTTGGTACGTTATAGGTTCCACTTCTGATTATTCGTCTTATTTTACCTGTTGCCCTGCCGCCAGAAGAATTCCAAGATACCATTGAACCTACGCCTAAAGCCTTAAATATGTCTGTCAATGATTCTGATGTTGTCCAATCTTTACCAAAATTAGCAAACAAAGCTTTGTCTTTCATTCTGTTTACAATGCCCCGTGACCAGCTAAATCCTGCATCTCCGCCCCATGCATCCCACATAATACGACCATTAGATGGATTGCTTGTGTTATAAAAGTCTTTACCCTTCTTATCTACTTCATGGCGAGAAAAGAATGAGAACATTCTACGCACAACACTTAGTGACATTGATCTGCCTGCAACTATATCTCTTGCACGACCCCAGCCTACTGGAGTTCCTGCCCCAGTTGCCTTACCTTCTTCTTTCCAACGCAAAGCTCTACGTGCTGCTGCTTTCATTCCAGAGGTTGGTGTAAAAGTTTCTGCCTTAAGCATAAGTTCAAGCATGTCGTCATCCATGTCCTCTGGCATATTGTGTCCCTCTAAACTTTCAAGTTTTTGTGCGTCTAAATACATCATGCCAATACTGTATGCTGTTGGCTCCCAAGATCCATTTTCTTCTTCATAAATGCGAACAGACATCGCTGGATTTTCTGGTGGCATAGATTCAAGTGCATATTCACTTCCAGGCGTTCCAAGAGTTCCACCTTCCCACATGATGTGTTCTACCATTCCATGTGCAATGCCCTCAGTGGTTTGTCCCATAACAAAGTCACCCTCAACAATTCGCTCATCCATTTTAGATATTGGAACACAATTTGGAACCATTTTTCCATTTTTCCCTGGCTTCATTCCACGCTGTGTATATCCATCCCAGCATGGAGAAGCCTTATCTATATTACCTTCGGATTGATTAATGGCATAAATTTGTCGTGCTGCAGCCTCTTTTGTTTTGTGACAGCCCATCACAGTGCCGTCTTCTTTTATAGCAGGGTAGCCTGAGCAGCCGTAAGATCCCTTAGCTCCAACACGATATGGCATAGAAATATTATAGCATGGAAAATCCCCATACAGAACCTGTATTAGGCCAGGGGTCAAAATGGGTAACTAATCCATCCTAAGATAACGGCCTTGCCCTGTATGGGGACTATTTAATTATATACTACCTGATCTCAATCTGCTTTGGCTTTAGTTCCTCTGGCATATTGCGTTTTAGATCAATGTACAGAATACCGTCAAATGCTGAAGCATCCGTTATCTCAAAGTATTCTGGCAGGGAGAATGAGCGAATAAATTTACGAGTAGCAATTCCCTTGTAAATATATTCATCATCCTTTCCTAGCTTTTCACCCTTGATCGTTAGAACTCCTCTTTCTACTGAAAGCTCTAGCTCTCCACGACTAAATCCAGCAACAGCGAACTCCATTATAAAGTGATCATTGTCTACTTTCTTTACGTTATAGGGTGGATAGTTTGTTTTTTGCATTGGTGCACCAAATAACTTATCGAATTCCCGACTAAGTTGTGCAAATGGATCTACATAAGATACCATCATATTATCATCTCCTTTTATTAAGCGAGTTATTGCCCCCTAAATGGCAGGCATATATATTATAGCAAAAGAAAAAGCGGTCTGCAAGATTATGCAGACCGCCAATTTCTAAATAGACTACTTCTTTGTGGTAGCCTTCTTTGTTGCTGGCTTCTTGTCGCCAGTAGCCTTTTTGGCTGCTGGCTTCTTTGCTGCCTCTACGGCTGCATCTTCAAGCTTCTTTGTAACTGAAGATGTTACGGCCTTTGCTACTAGACCAAAAGCTGGATCCTTCTTATTAACCCAACGTAGTAGTGTTGGAACAGCAGAAGCCCACAGTGCATTTGCTACAAGTAGCCATTCAGCCCCACCAAACTCTAGTGGAGACGCAATGCCAGTGCTTCCCATTACGATTGTAATTGCACCTAGCACAGATCCCAAAAGGTTCCTTAGATAGGACTCAATCATTGCCTTATTCATATTTCTCCTTATTTATATTTACCACAATACCTCTGAAGCAATTATTCCAAAATGCATTGGGCACATTGGTAGAGATCTTTTTTCAATTGTTTTGTATATATTAGAAACAAGCTCATTACATTTGGATATGCAACAAACTGCTGGCATCTTATTGGTCAATGCCTGCAGGCTTTTTTCTATATCTATCTCTTGCTTCAAAGGTAACATTTTTCTTTTACTATTCTACCACATCCATGTTTTTGGAGGGTAGAAACTTTAACAGTTCTTTATAAGTTCTATCAATTTCGCTCTCTTTGTCAGACTCCATGGCTTTATATAGGGCCTCAATAGCAGTCTGGACTTGTTCAATATATTCATATGCTCCATCCCTGGAGTCAGAGAGAAACTTAATAAAGTCGTTCTCTATGCTTGGACCATTGTTTACTATAAAAGATAGTCTATCTATTTCTTCTGACAACACATTTTTATCGACAAATAGTTGTGCTATAACTGAAATGAATTTGTTATTCTTAATCTTTAGTACAATAGCGATAATTGATAAAGCCAATATGATTGATGCAAGACCAGCTAAAATTAAGACATTGATTAATTCTGAACTCACTGGCTCTCCTTATGTGTTACCCAGTAATATTTGCAAGTATCGCAGCAAGGCTGATTGTATTTGCTAATAGTTGCAGACTCAAACTCAAAGTAGAATTCTGGATCTTTATAAAACAGATTTGCTTTATGGGTCGTAGTTACAAATTTCATAATTTCTGAGTTCTGATACCATTTTGGAAAACCGCTCCCCCAGTTCTTGATGTTATTAGTTCTCAGAGTTATCAAGTTGTTTGTATTCTTGTCTGTCTTAATTCCTCTATAGTTTGCTTCACGAATCATAGAAGACACATAGTCATACAGAGATACTTCAAAGTCCTTCCACATTTTTACTGCTGGATGATTTCTCCAACCAGCGTGTGGATCATTGCTGGATAAAACCTTAAGTATTTGATAGCATTCAAGTATTTGCTTGTTTAATCTTTTGGAGTCAAGCATTTTGGCTACGGTATCAAAATCTTTTGATGGCAAAAATGTTTGCATTACTCTGCCCCACCTTCTCGTACTAGTAGCACGATAGCTCCATTGTCTTCCAAGGCTTTTTTAACCTTTATCATATATTCTACCGCATGACGCTTGTCTGCGTCAAGTAGTGACATAAACTGTTTTTCACTGGCTTTTACAGTAAGAAAGTGATTGTGGTCAATAATCTGTAACGTAAATCCTTTTGGCCCAGTCCCATCAAGAGAATGAAAGGCTCGCTTCATATCGTCTGTATACATTATTTATTATCCATCGTTAGATATTTCCAGGTTTCTGCCCACCTAGCCTTGTCTCTATGCTTATTAAATTCTTTAGAAATTTTTCCACCTTCTAAATATACTCCTCCCCAAACACCCCATTCTTTTTGCGAGATGCCAACCGCAAAACATTGTCTTGCAACTGGGCAAGTTGAGCATAACTGATCTATTGCAGGCCTTAAGCTTATGTTTTCTTCATATTTATCAAAGAATAAATTCCAGTCATAGTCTTTACAAGCAGCTTTTTCTTTCCATTTTTGAGATTGCATTTGCTACCTCATAAACTTATTTGGAATCTCCCAACCCTCAGTGGACAGAGCAAATATCTTTTGAGTGTACCACCTGCCTTTGATATAGGCACCATCTGGCTTGGACCAGGCAGTAGGATTTGGCAAAGACTGGACTACGTCCCAGCCACGCCATGAAAGAGTTTTATTAGATTCAACAATCTCTTCCATTTGTTCAAGCGAAGTAATTAACATTACAACTCCTTACTTATTTTTATCTTTGATCTCGTCATATCTCCAGGCACGAACGTCAACCTCTTTATTGTCCAAAAAGTTTGCAAGGCTAGAGAATGTTTCCTTCTTTGAGCAAAAGTAAATAAACATTTCAATTTTTTCAAAGTTATTTCTAAACCAAGACTCTGGCATATAAACCAATTTAACTGATATGCCCCTTGATTTAAAGTCAGAAACGTTTAAAAACTCTAGTGCCATCTCATTAATTCTTTTTGGTCCAGCACTAAAAACTGTCAGTCTTTTATCTGTTATTGGCATTAATCGTAATGGCATGGCCATTCCATGAATGAAAGAAGCGTAGTCGTTATAGGTTTTTGAACCCTGAATCCCCACTATCATTTTGCTTACCTTCCGTTAATTTTTGAACAATAAAAAACATCTTGTCTAATTCTACCCTATCCATACCCATTGTGTCAACTGTTTTTATTGTAGAATTATCAATTTGTCCATTAATAACTGAAGCCTGGTAGAATTTGTTATCTTTTATCCAGTAGGCATTGCCGTCAACGAATACTACTGTCATACTCTGCTTAGCCATTAGATCTCTAGATTGGGTTTTAATAGGCTCTGGGTCGTCTTGTAAATTTTGCAAAGCAAATAATAGTAAACTGTGTATATAGCTCTGACTACGTCTAATGGGATAAACAGTAAATCTTCTAGCGATCTCAAGCTTTTGTATTACTTTAGCAGCAATATATAATGAAGCAATGCCGAAAACTATACCAAATAAAAATTCCATATAAACCCCAAGACTATTATACTATTGAATCTTGAGTGCCTCTATAATAGTCATCAATGCATGCCTATAAATCTTTGGCAACTGTGCTACTTCGTATTCATTTAATGCTTTAGGCATTAAAGTTACCCTTGGACTTTCCGATTCTATATCCATTGCAACAAAACCATGCTCCCAAAGATAAACAATTAAGCCATAAAATTCTTCATTAAGCTGTTCTTGCAATCCAGGAATTGTGTTTCTTGCTTCTTCTGTAAATGAATATAAAAATTCTTGAGTCTCTGGATCAATACCAGAGACTTCAACATAGCCATTTAAAATTAAATATTCTAAATAGTCTTCGGAATCACTATGATTGAACATTACGTTTTGCAAGTAGGGCATCAAAATCTTTGACCTTGGTATCTCCAAGGTATCCCCAAGCATATCCCTTTTCAATCATTTCATGGTTTACGGAGTTGCCATCGCCGTCAAGATATAGCCAACCCAATATTCTGCCATACTTTTCTGAGCTATTAAGCTTCTCAGTTTTAATTACTATGTTTTTAGCAGCTTTAATTTTAGATTCAAGAAATTTCTTTGATTCAAGACCCAAAGCTTTTTCACGCTTGTCTGCAGTGCGAGATTCTGGAGTGTCAATGCCAGCCAACCTTACCCTGGACGAAAACATGATATCAAAACCAAGATCAATAATGACATCGATTGTGTCCCCGTCAACGACTTTTGTGACCTCTTTTACAAAATACTGATACATAAAATCTCCTTATTTTAATAAAGTATATCAAACTTTAGCTTAAAATGCCAGCATCCGTTAGCTCTCCTAGGAATTCATGCACCACTTTGGGGTCATGCCACTGGTCAAATTGGCTAAAAAGAATGTCTGTAACCCCAAGCTTTTCAAGCTCTAAAAACTTTTTTGTTAATGTTTCTTTTGAGCCATAGATAGGTGAGCTATCAGTTGTTCTATTTTCTTCTGGAATATTCGCAACCTCTTGTTCTGCTGCCTCATCGGTTTCTCTTACTAAAACAGACAAAAATATAAAAATCTTTTTAAACTTTCTGCTTGTAAACTTTTCTGGATCTTCCATAAAAGATTCATAAAATGTAGCAACAATATCGGATGTTTCTTTTGCCAAATCTAGCGATTCTTTTGATGATCCTGACACTAAAATTTCTGGCATTTCATATGGAATATAAACATTAGTTTCATTTAAGAATTTATGCATAAATTGTTTAGCATACTCTTTTCTATAATTATTATCGTGTAGTTGTTCGCCGTGCATAATTCCATCAAATGTTTCTTTAGGACCAATTATGCCATGAACAAGATTTAGCATTAATCGGTTATTGGATATTTGATTGAATGACGCTATTAGCATAGCCAAATACTGTGGACTAAATAAATATGGTCTTACTGCAATCATATACTTAAATTTATGATTTTTATTTACTGAGCTAGATAGTCTTGTCCACATATCTCCAAGCCTAGAATGTACAGTAAACAATACAGATTCATATCCGTATGGATCTAGCTCTTCTGTAAGAGCTTTAATGCTTTCTGGTGTCTCTGGTGGTCTATATCTATTTATCCAATGTTTTCTTATCATTTACGAATGCCCCACTTAATTCTAGACCATATTCTTTCATGGAAAAAGTAAACAATAATTTTAATAAATATTTCAATACTTACAATTGCTGTTGCCATCTCAAGTTTTCCAGTAACGATAAATGAAATAATAAACGTATTTAGACTTTGCCAAAATCTATATGTCAAAGCCTTTGTAATGGAGCGAGCATTAGATTCCAAGTTCTTTTCTCTTCTGTGTAGCAGAGATTGCCTGGATTTCTGGTGGAAGATCAATGTGTTCTATTTTGTAGCCAACATCCCTACCATATACAATATTGGTAATATTTGGTAGCTTTACCACCAATGTGTGTTCATGTATACTTCCGTCACTTTTAAGTATTCTTTTTCTAACTTCCTCATAAGTGAGCGGATCTTTTTCCGAAGTCCCATATGTATTCCTAACTCCTATAAGAACTTGCTCTGTTCTTTTGTGGGCCTCCTGCTTCAATGCCTGATGTCCCTCATGCCATGGCTGATACCTGCCCAGCTGAAGGGTTGTTGGTGCAGACCAATCAAACAGATTAAATTCTTTAATAATTGTATCAGCTTTGGTGTCGTCTTCAAGTCTAGTAAAAGTAAAATCTACATAGCTTTCTGCAGGGTCTTGCCAGATTGTATTTGTATCGCTATATCTTCCTGCATCAATAGTATTCATCCATATTACAATATCTGACTTTCCAAATGCTGTTCTGGCAGACTGCGTTGGACATACAAAATCTGCAATAACAATATGACCTTGTTTTGACAGAAGCCTTGCTACTGCACCAATTCTTCTTGCCTGCTCAATCCTATCGTCAACGCTAAAGCTTAAGTCGCTGCTCAGGTCCTCCCTGACATCGTCACCATTTAATAAAATTGCATTAGTTCTGCTTGCAAGCTCTTTAGCTAGGGTAGTTTTTCCACTACCAGGAAGCCCAATTATCTCAATAATCAATTTTCCCCAACCAATCTATTCTCTACAAGTCGCTCTCGCTCATCAATAATTTGATAGGCAAATTTAGATAATTTGTCATAGCCTACTGCATTATTAACGATACTATTATAGTGATGGGAGCAAAACAATAGCTCTCCATTTACGCCAACAGCTTTTACAAAAGCCTGGGCTGAGCAATATGCGTCACATCTATCTAAGGCTGTAAGTGTCCACTCAACCCTATCTTTAAGAACCTGCAAATTTACTTTCCTTTATCAGTTGAATAAAAGCCACCACCATTAAAGGTAACTCCTACAGAAGAGTATACTCTATTTAATGGCTTTTGACAAGCTAGACATTCTGGAACTCTTTCTTTATCTGCAATGCCCCTAGAAATTGCAACTATGGCATCGCATGATCCACACTTATAGTCGTAAATAGGCATTATGGTAGTTTAATAACCTGTCCAACTTTAATCTGATTTGCACTCTTAAGCTTATTTAAACTAACAAGCTTTTGAACCGTGGTTTTATACTTAAATGCAATTCCACTAAGTGTATCCCCAGATACTACTTTATGTGCCTTTACAGGGGCCTTTGAAGGCTTTTGAGGGGCATTTGTGGCTGGCTTGGTAGCTTTTGGTACAGGCTTAGAAACTGGCTTTACAGCGGGCTTTGGCTTAACCTCAATCGGCTTGGCACTAGCTCCTGGGGTATTTGGAGAGCTGGCCTTGTTTGATGGGGCAGATCCAACATTAGCATAATCTGCAGCCCCCTCAAGGGCAATTAAAGACTTCATAAACTCAATTGGCTCAACGAAGCCCTTGCCGTCATCAGACCATCCATGCGTCTTTCCTTTCCAGATTTCCCAGTGCAAATGAACACCAGTGCTCATACCACTGGTCCCCATCGTTCCAAGCAAATCTCCAGCTTTAACCTTATCCCCCTGCTTTACTTTCATAGAGCCTTTTACAAGGTGGGCATACAAAGAACTATAAAATTGACCATTAATGTTATGAGTAATTTTTACATAGTACCCAAAACCGCTTGGCTCACCATTGTCTTGCTTTGTTTTAGATGGTCCAGCATATGTAACAGTTCCAGGATACGGGGCATAGATACCACGATCTTTTCCAGCGGTATAAATAATGTCAGTTCCGTTGTGGTGTTTGCGTGTTTTCTTTACTGGGTGTATTCTCCAGCCCATATAGCTAGTCACCTTCCAGTGCTTACCCAGCAAACCAGAAAGTGGCATTTGTGCTTTAGCCATAAAAACTCCTTTTTAATAATTATATCACGAATCAGAGCTACCCAAGAGGCTCGAACTCTTGACCTTCCGCTTACAAGGCGGATGCTCTACCTACTGAGCTAGGGTAGCATTTATAACTATGCCGCTAATTTAACTATCTTTTTATGCATATCTACTGCCTCTGCTATAAAATCTAAGCTGCTAACCAAATTATCGATTTCTAGCCTAAGCTTACTCTTTTCTCTTGGCATATGACCATCGTGGCTATCTCCCCAAACCTTATTGTTTTCAAAACTAATATCATTTATGGTTAAATTTTCTTTTCCAGGAAGATAGCTAAAATTAAATCTATTAACAATTTTTTTGATTTCTTGTATCGCATCAGCCTTAGCATTATTAAAATTAATAATATGGATATTGTCTGAATATTTTGTTGCATAATCTACATATTTTTGATAATTTAAAAATGCTTGTTCTGCAGGTTGATACATTGACCTTATATCAAATCCAAGTTCTGTGTTTTCTAATTGCTTATATAGTAAAGAAGCAATTGATTCTTCTGGATTTCTAAATATAGCCACATTGAAAATTTCTTTTACTTGGTATATTTCTGGTATATGAACACTTGAGATCATGTCCAATGACAACGTTTGACGTGCCACATTGCTCATAAAAACATTTCCAGATCTAGGAAATGAATTAAAAATAAGCTGACAATGATTCATTTATAACTCCTTACATATATTATATCATTTAAGTAATTAATATGGTATTTAAATTGTGGTATTTCCATCTATATATTTTTTAATATATTGAATCATATTTGGGCGTTCTTTTTCGGGAGAACCGCTTAGAAGAACCTCAGATATGTTTTCTGATTCTATTTTTTTTATAAAATTACAAAATTCTCTATATGTAAAATATTCAGTATCTGTTGTAGCTCTTTCTCTATCTATATAGCTACCCCCACCATAAGTGTGTATAAGTTTATCTTGGGGAAACTCCGTGTCTATTTCTTCCTGGGTTTCTCTTATAATTGGAGCAATGGCTAACATAATTTTTTGATCAGAAATATCTAATTTTGCACCTGGTTTTGTTTGGCCAGAAATTTCTCTATCTAAAAAATAATTATTCTTATAAACAGCATAAGGTAAAATAATTTTTTCTTTTAGCTCAGTTGCTTTTTCATAAGAAAAAATATTTGTACAGCTTACATAATAGTCTGGAATTTCAATTTTGTCATTTTTTTTCATTTTAGAAAGTTCTTCTATATAATTTATTAAATAATTGGTTCTATCCTTTACAGAGGAATAGTCTGTTATTTCTCCAACAAATCCATCAAAATCTATTTCATTTGGTTTTATGTGCCCAGCAATTAAATTAATTTGAAGCCTATCTTTTTGTACTTCATTCATTGATTTATTTATCATACAAAGATATTGGGCAGAGATGGTGTGTGGCCTTATTGCAATCATATATTTTATTTTTTGATTTAAATCTAAGCTTCTGGCTATTTTTGTAAAAAAATCACCCTGGTATGGATTATAAGTAAATAACACGCCATCAAAACTATTTTTTTCTAAATTATTAATAGATGAGACATTGTTTCCATCCTCTGGCCCAAGATATCCACCAAAATAATAAAACTTCATTTTATAACTATACCATTCGTTGTTTGTTTGAGCAGTCCCAACGGGATTCGAACCCGTGCTACCGCCGTGAAAGGGCGGTGTCCTAGGCCTCTAGACGATGGGACCTCAGCGACTCCGATGGGACTTGAACCCACGACCCCCACCGTGACAGGGTGGTGCTCTAACCTACTGAGCTACGGAGCCAATATTAAAATGCGTTTAGTATCTTAGTTGTAACTTTATAAACATCATTTGCTGTATTTATAAATAGTTGTTGGTCATTGGCAGATTTAATAAAACTATTAAGCTTTGCTTTATAGTTATCACGGTATTGCTTAATATCAAGGTCAAAGTCATAGAATGACATTTGAACTTCTGACAAACCGTATGACTGCTGAAGAATTCTTTTTAGAATTTGGCCACCAGAAATATCTCCAAGATATCTAATATAGTGATGTGCCAAAAGCTCTACTGGACTAGCATTACCAATCATAATCATATATTCATTAACATGATCTGTTAGCTTGCCATTAAAAGTAATAACTTTATCCAAGTTACCAAGGTCTGCAGAAATCTTCCAAGACCTTTCTAGCTTATCATCAAAAAACATTCCAATAAGATCATCGTCAAGGTTGTCTCTGACAGTTATTTCAAGAGTATCATACACATACATCAAGACAGTCAAGTACTTTACATATGAATCAATTGGCAAACTTCCCTTGAATAGGCTTTGCATAAATTCGGTTTGTTCTGCATCAGAGTGGTTTTGCTCTGTTTGCCTTTTTAATTCCTCAGTAAACATTTTTTCCTTTATCATTTAAAGGAGGGGTACAGGCCCATTCTTTTCCCATACCTGTACCCCTCTTTAGAGAGTTACGACCAATTATCACAATGACAACAGCCGTCTTGCCTCCGCTCCCCCTCGTGGATTCGAACCACGAACCTTAGAGTTAACAGCTCTCTGCTCTGCCGTTGAGCTAAGGGGGATGGCCTTATCTGTTGGTAGCAGCTGCTATAGCAGTTGCAACAGAAGTTGTGTTTCCAAGCATAACTGGATTTGGATCAGTTAATGTGATTGGAAAGGAGTCGTGTAGGCCTTGCAAAGCACTACGCTGACTCTTAAGAACTGCACTTGTATAAACTCCAGCAGTAACAACTATATCAGATAGTCTAGTGCTGCCTACAAAATCAGAGGAGCCTACTGCAATAGCATCTGCAATACATGCTGGGTAATCAACTCTATTGCCACTTGCATAGTTTCCAGATGCAGCATAAAACTTAATACCATTAGCCTTTAAGCTAGCAAGAGCATTAACAATATTCTGGTGTGTAGTTGCTATCTTTACACCTGGTGAAGATGGTGTGCAACGTCTGCCATCTCCTGCGTTATAAGAAAACGATACAGCCTTAATATTAAACTTTGATGCATTCGCAGATACCCAGCTTAGTGCAGCCACAAGCTGAATGCCAGTTACTTGGCCAGTCTTAGTTGTTCCAGACTCAAGCAGGATTAGGTGTGCTGATGGATTGTTGGCCCTAATGACATCTGCCATCATAGTGCCGTGGTTAAATGCCTTAAATTCAGATGCAATTCTGAGTTTTGGTGTTGAGTTACAGATTACCTGTGCAGTAATGCAAACTTCAGTTACTTGGCCAGTAATTAGCTGTGATTCAAAATTAGCATCAATTATGACAATTGATCCATCTGTATTTGCTTGTGCTGGTACGATTCCCACAAAGCCAATTAGCATAGCAATGAGAAGTGCTATCTTTTTCATATTTTAATACCCTTCAATTTATTAATCTATTAGTTTAATTACGTGTAGGCATGGGTCTCCCCCATCTTCCCACTCTTTTTCTTCTTCTTCTGTCATATATGGGTCACCATCGTGAGTGTTGCAAAATGGCTCAGTTACCCAGCCCTTATTAATACCCATCTCTAGCCAAGCCCAAAATTGAAGCTTATCTAGATCAATATTAGTATTGTCACTCATGTGAGAAACCCCTCTGTATTACGTATCAATTATACAAAACACAAAGGGGTTTGTCAAATATATTTTACTGCTCTTCTTGGCCCTCTTCAAATTCTGGTTCAGCTTCTTCTATAGCTGCTGGCTCTTCAGTCTTATTATTTTGACCAATTAAAATACCTGCCAAAGTACCAGTAATAAATGTTGCAATGCTTCCAAGCACATTAAAGAACATCTTGTCATTCTCAGACTGTGCACCTATTGGCTGGGTTACGAAAATCAAAGCATATAGAATGCCTACTGCTGTCATTAGCAAAATGGAGCCAAGAATAAGACCAAGAGAAAACTTTAGTCTAGCCTCTAGCTCTGATGATGTATATCTTTTTCCCATTATTCCTCAACTTCTACTGTTTCAGACTCTGTTGTTTCTTCAACAATTTCCTCTTCTATTGTAGCAGATTCTGTAGCCAATGGGTCATATCCAAGCAAATCTCTTGTGCATGTGCCAGCAGCCTCACAAACTGGTGGGACGCATTCCTCAGTTCCCCAGTTGGCTGGGTCCTGGCAGGGGTATCTGTAGTGACCGTCATAGCCACAGCCAGAAAGGATAAGGGCCAAAACGGATACACCAATTAGGGTAATAGTCTTTTTAATCATGGCTATATTATACCGCAATTATTCGTCGTCTTTTTCATAGCGTAATGGGAAGGTTATTACCCATACACCAAGGGTCACCCAGATTAGCATTCCTACTACATCTTTGGCTGATCCCTCCAAGACTACCCAGGCAACGAACATACCCAGAAGTGTCCAGGCTTGATCTACAATGTCCTTAAATAGTGCTTTGATGAATTTAATCATTACGGCCTCCTTGCTGCAGCTGCTGCTGCACTAGTGGCTGCTGTCGTAGCAGTCATTGCAATTTGTCCCACAATGACGGCTGCGATAACAACCTTTTCTGATTGTTCACGGACTTGTGGAGACATGTCTGCTCCAGCATTTCCAAGTGCGTTAAATACTTCTACTGCTGCCCCTGCAACATCTCCCAATAATGGAACTGCAGCTAATGCTTCGTCTAAAACTATGTCGTCCTGTTGAGCTGCAACCAGCAATGCATCCAATGCTGCCTCGTATTCTTCAG